AACTTCGGGCAGATGACCCCTGATGGTGTCCGTTGGATGGATGGACGGATCGACACAGACGAGATGGACGAGATGTTGGCAGAACTCGCCTGATCTGATACAATACACACAACACAGACACACACCATGCCCACCGCTTCCTTCGCTGTCCAACCTGCCTCATTCGGCAACTTTGACGAGTGGGGTTGTGATTGGGCAACCGACATCAACCATGCCTACCGTCTCGCTGCTACCTATGGAGAAGATGCCATCATCTGGCGATGCCCCCACCAAGGCAACCCCATCCGCTGGGTTCGTGTTGAGCACCAAGGCGACAGCATCCAAGCGTGCTAAGATTGCCAAGGCAGGCGCTCGCCTCCTGAACCGATTCCTCCCACACCATAAGATCGTCGTCTTCACCAAATGAACTTCGGAACAGCAACCAAAGCAGAACTCATCGCCGCTGGGTTCACCATGAAGACCATCCGCCCACGTCGCCCCCGTAAGGGTGAACTGATCTGCCAGCGAGTCGGATTTAAAACCAAGCGAGGGTCACAGCAATGGGCACAGCGTGAGCACATCGCCTCGCCCTCTGCCTACGCTGTGGTGATGGGCAACGGGTGACAGCATAGCACAGGGCGGGGTGGGCAGTATATGCCCCCTTGCCCCCCTAGCGCCCCCGCGCCGAGCGATCCCAAAAAAGTACCTTCTTTCTAACCTACAAACGTTTCCAGACGAGCGATAAATATTAAGAGGGAAAACGAGAAATCAAAACAACTCGAAAATAAAAAATTTCCCAGGTATCAAACGCCCTCAAAAGTCGATCATGAAACACAAAGTAACTTACAGGACGCCTAACGGCGTATTGCAGGAAACCATGTTTGATCAATTTGATGAATTTTGTGACAGCATGGAGGACGTAGCAGCACAATATTACCAGGGACTGAAAGAACCTGGAGATGTCAACATTGAATCGGTATTAGACGATGGAACAACCAGAGGAGAGAAAGTTTCCTTCGATGGAAGATCTGAATTCCTATCTGAGCAAAATGAAGCTGATGTATAGACCTCCTGGTGGGGACTATATGCTTCTAACAGACTATCTGAACACCGTAGAAGAGCGTTTAAGGAGATTAGAGGATGGCACAGCTGGTAATCAAGACAACGCTTGATACAGCGTCTACTGATGGCAATTGTACGTATCCTGCTAAGGCATTAGGAGGATCTCCGATCAAGTCACCGAACATCAGTATCGATAAGCAACAGGTAGAATTCTATACTGCTTCGACAGTACCTGATACTGTAGAGGGTGTAAAGGTCAACCCACTCATTCCAGCACCCTGCCAACCAGGGGTCAGGGTCATTCAACCAACGAACAACACTACTGTATTCTTCAACGGGCAGTTACCAGCAGTAGCAGGGGACCAAGCAGCAATGGGTGGTACTGCCAGACCACTAGTTGGTCCATACGGTCCAGCAACTGTGTTAATTGGCAGTAAGGCATGATTATGGTATAATATGGAAGTCAACTGAGGTAATTATGGCAAAAGCAAAAATCGGTCTGTATGGTCAGCAGATGATCGAGTCTACTCCCAAGAATACCCGTCAGGGTGATGGGAGAAATACGAAGTATGCTGCCACTAGCAGAAATAAAGCGAGGAAACCCTATCGTGGACAAGGTAAGTGAAGTAAGAGAATGGATTAAGCATATATCGGAGAAGCGTGGGGAATTGGGTGGTCATGCCATCTGTCCCTACGCTTTTTCCGCGTCTGTACATATAGAGGAGGTCGCTCTGAGCGAGGTGACTCTGATAGAAGCGGACGCTGAGGTTATTATTTTTATTGTTGGAGACTGTACCGTTGCTGCTATGATGGCAACTGTTGATCGTCTTAATATGACCTATAGGGATTATATTTGGTTAGATGATCATAAAGATGAACCGACCTTTATTAATGGGGTCCAGAGTAACTTTGGTAAAGATAATCTAATCCTGTGCCAGAAGAGAGATAAATTACTAGAGGCGAGAAAACAATTACACAAAACCGACTATTATAGTCATTGGCACCAAGAAATGTACAAGAGGATCATCCATGGCAAATTCACCAGTAGACAAGAGCAAACAGTTCGTCGAATCTGGAATGACACTCATAACAGATCCAGCGGCGGACAGATGGTTGAAGATGGCGTCTGATCGTAATGAAAGAAAGAAGTTATCTAACTTCCTTAGTCAAGCAGAATGGGACGATGGTTTTGTAGGGAAGTGAGATAAATAGTCAATAAAACTGTCTACATGCCTGATTTCCAAACATTTAAGGATTTCAACCTCAACTTTAAACCTCATCCTGTGACTGAGGATTTACAAGTTGTGAAGGACAGTGCGGACATCAAACAGTCAATTAAGAGTCTTTTACTCACTAGAAGGGGTGAAAGACTCTTTAATTCCGATTTAGGGACTAGTTTGAGTGATTTATTATTTGAACCATTAGATTTTGGTACGGCAGCATTGATTCGTGACGAGATTTTTGAGGTTATTGGGACTTACGAGTCTAGAATCGACATTATTGAGTTAAACGTTGACATTAATGCTGATGATAATGGTTATGACATTCAACTAGAGTATGTAATTCGTGGTAGAAGTGACTTACAAAACAACATCGAATTTTTCTTAGAGAGCTCTAGATAACCATGGCGTCATACGTACAAGTATCAAATTTAGACTTCCAGGAGATTAAGACTGCCCTCAAGGAATACTTGAGAGCACAGTCCGACTTCTCGTCGTATGATTTTGAAGGTTCAGCAATGAGCGTTCTGTTGGACACTCTTGCTTATAACACATACTACACAGCATTCAACACCAACATGGTGGTGAATGAGATGTTCCTGGACTCAGCATCGCTCAGGGACAACGTTATTGCCCTTGCCAAGCAGTTAGGGTACAGACCTAAGTCAAAGGTCGCTCCAGAGGCACGTGTGACCTTTACAGCGACATATCCTCAGGCATCACCAGAAGTCGCTGTACTTCAGAAAGGAACAGGTTTCACAACTGTATTCAATGATACACTTTATTCCTATGTGACGATTGAAGACCAATCGGTGCCTGTGGAAAACGGTGTTGCTTACTTTGATAATATTCCCATCTACGAAGGAACCCTGATTAGTAGCACTTTTGTAGTTAACACTGCTCTACCTTCTCAAAGATTTATTATCCAGAACCAAGGCGTCGATACGAGTTCTGTAAGAGTCAAGGTATTTGAGAGTGTACAATCAACGTATCATGAGACTTATGACTACGCTGAGAACATTTTAGATGTTAACTCGACATCTACAGCATTTTTCCTCGATGAAGTTGAGGACGAGCGTTATGAACTATTCTTTGGAGATGGAGTCTTAGGTAAGAAACTTGAGAATGGTAATAAGATTGAAGTCTCTTACATTGTAACTAACGGTCCAGAGACAAACGGAGCAAAGAGTTTCACATTCAATGGTGTTGTAACTGATAAGTTTAGCAATACTGGGTTTGTATACAACATTGCCGTTGATTCGGCAGCAACAGTAGCATCCAATGGTGGTGCTGATATTGAAAGCATCTCGAAGATCAAATTCAATGCTCCGAAGTATTTCAGCACTCAAGACCGTGCTGTTACTGCTACAGACTACGCTTCTATCATCAGACAGGTCTATCCTGCTATTTCTGACATCATTACGTTTGGCGGTGAGGAAGATTCTCCCCCAGAGTATGGCAAGGTTAAAATTGTAATTAAACCAGAATCGGCAAGTTTCCTATCTACTACAACCAAGAAGCAGATTGTCGATCAAATGAAGAAGTACATGGTTGCTTCTGTTACTCCTGAGATTGTAGATCCTTCTATTCTTTATGTTGAAGCGACTTCAAGTATTTTCTACAGCACTTCAGTCACTACACAGAAACCAGAAGAGATCAGGAACAAAGTTATTTCTGGCATCAATTCTTATCTGGCACAATCAACCGTAGAGAAATTTAACGGAAAATTTAGATTTAGTAAGTTTGTATCAACGATTGACAACTCAGATCGTTCGATCAACTCAAATGCTACTAGCATTATGATGAGGAAGGATTTCTATCCTCAGATCAATTCTACCTCATTCTATGAGGTTTGTTTCCAAAATGAATTTGACAAAGAATGTGACGGTCCAACCCTGATGTCTACGGGGTTCAAAGTCACTGAGTTCCCTTCATACACAGTGTATTTTGAAGATAGGGATGGCGTAATCGCCCTATATAGATTAGACAGTTTGACTGGCGAAAAAATCACACTTAATGATTCTATCGGTAGTGTAGATTATGTTAAAGGTGAGATCATGCTCTTTGATCTAACTATCGTTCAAGGTAGTTTCAGTGACAATAAAATTGAGATTCGTGTTAAACCTTTGTCAAATGATATCAATGCTTCTAGAGAACTCTATCTAGATGTTGACGTAACTAAGAGTAAATTCACGGTATACCCAGAGTAAGATTAGATGGCTCCTAAGAAGAGAAGGTTATCGTCCCTGATTGAGTCTCAACTCCCAGGGTTCATCCAATACGAGTACGAAAACTTTGGTAAGTTCGTAGAGAAATACTACGAGCAACAGGAGTCTGCTG